GGTTCTATTTCTAATATTGAAGCTACAACGTGTATTCTTCCGGCATAGCCTACTTGTACTTTTAACGCCTCTGCAGCCTCCATGACTAGGGGATGAGTTAAAAGTTCTACTGTAGCATTAGCGGATATTGATTTACTTTTAAATAAACTAAATATATTAGTTGAAGCATCAACTAACGTCACAGTAATTGTATCTCCTGATCCAGAGTCATCGGATACTAGGATAGATTTAACGACAGCAGTTTTAAATGATGGCACTGTATATACAGTTGTTAGATCTGTAGATGTTAAATCATTTTTTTTATTTATAAAACTATTTGCCATTAATTTAAAAAGAAGTTTTGTGCTTCTACTTCATCCTTTAATTCTTGTTGATATGTTGTATTTAATTTTTGTACAATACCGTCAAGGTCTCTAACCTGTGCGTCAGCTACCTCTTGTTTATATATTTTACTGGGTCTTGTTAAAACTTGTACTATCTTTGCCATTATCTTCTACCATCCGCTTGTATATCTAATCTAAATGTTCCTAACTTCCAATCTTGTGCCGAGCTAGTGTTTTCTATTTTAAGTGCAATGGCTCTTGCTCTAGCTCTAGTATCTACCTTCTGTGTGCTTGATGTAACATCAAAAGGACCAAGAGATGAACTAGAGGCTGTATCATTTGGAAAGTTTCTTAAGTTTAAAGTTACTCTTGTTGCACCCGTTTGTGAAATAAAATCAGGTATAAATCTTCTTATCTTCATCATAAACTCACCATCACCTCTTAGATCAGGCACAGCAGAGGTTGTGCCTCTTGCTACTCTTTGTGTGATATCAAAATCTCCTGATGTAATATTAGCTGTAATCGCTGTAACTGTACCACCTTTAACTTGGTCAGTTCCTGTTTCATGTTGATAGTATGTTGTAATACCATCTGTATTACCCTGCACGTATGTAGATGACGTAGCGCCTTCAACACCATCTGCATCATACTCTAATGCATGCGGGCTACCAAATACAGCAGAGTCAGCCCATGCCGTTCTAGCTAGTGTGCCCACTGTCCATATGGGTCTTTGTGGTGAAGAATCAAAGTAATTATAACAAACCATTTTGTTTACAACAGAAGAGTTTGCTGATGGATAGAACCACATAATCTCACCAAACAAATTATTTAATCCTGCTGCAATCATTTGATTACCAGAGTCTAAATTAATATCATCGTATACATGGTCTTCTACTAAACATGGTAATGATTCAAGAGCACCTGCATATTTAAAGAAACCATTCTCTGAAAACCAATATGCAGCACCGTCTACTTCTACCGCTGCATTCTTACCAGCTAGTCCACAGTTTGTCCCTGCTTGTACAAATGAGAATGTAAAAGGTTGACCAACAAAACGCATTAAGAATAATGCTGTGTCTGTGTAAACATAGATTGCATCTCTACCTCTAATAGCTCCCATGATCCGTGATCCGTCAGCCAGTCTTTGTGTGCCAGCGTCATTGGTTGCTGTAGGTGTGTAAGTTGTAATATCCTCAACTGCAGAGAATCTAATAAACATATCATCTTGTGTGGACTTGGTGCCAATCGTTGTTTCTGTGCCAAAGAACACTAAGTGTCTATCCGGTGTAGATACGAGCATGTGTCTTGATGCTGTGGGTGCGTTAGATATAATTGTGGCTCTAGAGTTTGTTGCATCTGTAGCTGCAGAGTTCCATTCAAATACTTCACCATCTACAATTAAACAAATAGCTTTGTCACCAAAGTTATCAATAGACCACATACCAGGGTCAACGATTAAGTCTCCCGATGCTGCTTCACCCCATGCTATAAAACTAGATGTGTTTGTAATGGTAGCACCTGCTGTGTGTGCAGCCGCTGTTGTGTTTCTCACACCTCTTGTTACACCTGTTAATGTATTTGTAGATATACCTGTATAAGATATTTCTTCTGATCCTATCTGTATAAAGTTTGTACCTGATGATGGAAACTGTGATGCATCATTTAGTGTTATACTTGTAGCGGCAGCTGATATGTCTGCTGATAAAACAGTTGTAAAAGCTCCTACCTCTTGTCCGCCCCAAGATCCAAGTGACCAACCAAAACCTTGTGATTGTACATCAGGGCCTACGTGATAGTAGTGTCTAACTCTAATACCACCAGATGTTGTAGCTCCAGATCCTGCCTCTGCAGATGGCATTGTAATTGTAATTGTGTTTGATGCGGGAACAGTTGTAACCATAAATCTTATGTCATCGAAATCTGATGCACCAAAGTTTGAATCTGTAATAGAAGAAAAATTATCTAACAAAACAATATCACCGGCTTGTATACCGTGATCACCTGAGAAGTTTATTGTGACTGAGGCTGATCCGTTGGTTGTGCTAAATGCATTAGTAAGTGTGTTTGTAGATTTAATGGGGTGAATATCATAAAACACTCCGCCCGAGTATGCGTATAAAATTCTGTTTGATCCTATGATGGAATACTTTCTACCTACACTGTTGGTAAATTGATGTAATGCTCTAGCTGCACCAGTAATATTATCTGCGCCCAGTTGTTTCCAACCACCTATCTTTTCAGGTGTTTGATATCTAAAACGAACGTTATCACAGTCTATCCACTGTCCTTCAGCCGTTGTCGCTGTAATTTGTTTATTTATACCAGGTGCAAACCCTATCTTTTGTAGCATAGATCTCCAGATTATATTAGATTGCGT